TATTGAGTGTGTTACAATGAATTTTTATATTATGAGGTCTTTGAATGAACGAACACATTTTGTGGGTGGAGAAGTATCGTCCTAAAACAATCGAGGATTGTATACTTCCTGACTCTTTGAAATCAACTTTCCAAGAGTATGTAAATCGCAAGGAGATTCCCAATCTCCTGCTTTCTGGTTCTGCTGGCGTTGGCAAAACCACAGTTGCAAAGGCTCTCTGTGAAGAAGTCGGATGTGACTATATTGTAATCAATGGATCAGATGATTCTGGCATTGATGTTCTTAGAAATAAGATTAAGAACTATGCATCATCCGTCTCTTTGATGGGTGGCCGCAAAGTTGTTATCATTGATGAGGCAGACTATCTAAATCCCAATTCAACTCAACCTGCGTTTCGTGGAGTGATTGAGGAGTACGCATCTAATTGTTCTTTTATCTTCACATGTAATTTTAAGAACAGAATCATGGATGCAATCCATTCACGTTGCACCTGTATTGATTTCAAACTCAATGGTTCTAAGGCCAAGATGGCATCGGCCTTCTTTAAACGTGTTGAAAATATTTTGGAAATAGAAGGTGTAAAATATGATAAACCAGTGGTTGCGGAAATCATTACTAAGCATTTCCCTGATAATCGCCGTATTCTTAACGAGCTTCAGCGGTATAGTGTTGGTGGCACAATTGATAAAGGTCTTCTCGCATCAGTTTCCGATGTGCAGTTGACTGAGTTAATTAACTCACTAAAGGTCAAAGACTTTGCTGGTGCTCGTAAATGGGTCACCAATAATCTGGATAATGATCCAACTAAAATTTATCGTAAGTTGTATGACGGTCTCTATGAACTACTTAAGCCTAATTCTGTCCCTCAATTGGTATTACATTTGGCTAAGTATCAATACCAATCTGCGTTTGTTGCTGACCATGAAATCAACATGATTGCCTGTTTGACAGAAGTGATGGTAGATTGTGAATTTAAGTAATGCCAGATTTATTCAAAGAGATAGTCCCATCCATTCTTCAAACTAAGAAGAATGTCTTTGATGGTGATTATAAAGACTACAAGGCCTTTATGGTCAACCGTGCTCTATCCTATCACATGGATTGTATTCTATATGCCAATGAGATGAATATTCATCCTGGCATTGATCCAGACATGCAATATAGCTATCTTCTAAATACCATCAGGTCTGTAAAACGGAAGTATCAACCGTGGCAGAAGTCAGAGGTTCTGAAGGATTTAGAATGTGTGAAGATATATTTTGGTTATTCCAATGAAAGGCCAAAAGATGCTTTGCGTATTCTTACTGAGGATCAAATCGCTGAAATAAGAGCAAAAACAAATATAGGCGGAGTTAATAATGATAGGAATACAAGACTTAGTTGAGGTGACATTAGTAGAACCAGATGATTTTCTTAAAGTGCGTGAGACCTTGACCAGAATAGGAGTTGCATCCAAAAAAGACAAAACCTTGTACCAATCTTGCCATATACTACACAAACAAGGCAAGTATTATATTGTACACTTTAAGGAATTGTTTGCATTGGATGGTAAACCAACAGACCTTACAGAGAATGATTTGTCACGCAGGAATGCTATCGCTAAGTTATTACAAGATTGGGGTTTGATTACTGTTGTTACACCTACACAGATAGAAACACCTACCCCAATCTTTATTAGCCAAATCAAAATCATTTCTCACAAGGAAAAGAACGAATGGCAACTCGTTCCGAAATATAACATCGGTTCTAAGAAAAAACCTTGACAAACTAGTATAAATACTGATATGATTATGGTGCCGTGCTCTCTGAGGCGGCAATTTTTTTAACTTGCTTTTTAAAAGGAGTCTATATGACAAGCTTACTATTTCCCAAATTGGATCACTTTATGATTGGTTTTGATCCTATCATTGATATGTTGCAGTCTGCAGCTAAAGATGTTAGCAAATATACACCATCTTATCCACCTTATAATATCAAACAGGTCAAAGAGAACAAGTACGTCATCGAGATGGCAGTTGCTGGTTTCTCCAAATCTGATATTGAAATTACATTAGAAGGTAATAAAATGGTCATCAAGGGATCCACACAAGACGATGACGACCAAAATTACCTTCACAAAGGTATTGCCAACCGTGCTTTTGAACGTGCGTTTACATTGGCCGATAAAATTGAAATTAAAGATGCTGAGATTGCCAATGGCATGTTGAGAGTATGGCTCGAAAACATGATAGCAACACAGGACCTGGTAAAGAAAATTACCTTGAAATCCAAAGATGAAGAAATCTCTAAGAAGAATGCTTAGGATTATTATGGTAAGAACGATAAGATCCAAACAAGCACAAGCTCAACGTTATGTACAGGAATTTAGAAATGTGTAATTGGTGGCCTGTATCAGACGAAGAGTGGGATAGATTAAACTATCCAGAAAAATATAAAAACAAATGAAATACTTAATCCAAGGAACAACATCGAAAGGTAAAGTTTTTAGGCCAAGTGATTGGTCTGAAAGATTATGTTCCGTAATGTCTTATTGTCAAACAACAAAAAAGGCATCGTCCAACTCACCAGGATATTCTCCATACGTCATGCCTACCATAATAGATAATGTTAGGTGTGTAATTCTAGATGATAAACTAGGTGAAATTGAACCGAGAGCCTTGGATTTTGTATTCAATTTTGCAAAGGATAATGACCTTACAGTCATAAGTGACTACCAAAAAGTAGTTTCTATCCGAGATTACCAATTTGCCTAAAAACAAAATGTGGTAATTAAAAAGAGGCCTCTTGACAGGCCTCTTTTTTTATGGTATAATAGTTACTGTAAACCTTGGAGTAACTATGTCTAAAAAATTATATCTTGTGGAAACAGTATCAATCTTTCGTATGCGTTATGTTATTGAAGCCAAAGAAGAAGAACACGCTTTGGATGAGGTAACAATCCACTCTACTGGCGGAGAAGAAATCACAGAGTTTTCACAAAAATGGATTGATGAGGTCGTTGTATCCTCACAAGAAATTTCCGATAAGAAATACATGAAATTGTTTGATGGAGATAATCATTATTTGTCCAAATGGACAGATGAAGAAAAACGTAAGTACATCAACAAAATAGAATACAAGTAACATTATGAAACAAAAATTTGTTGATGCCTTTATGGATGTTGCCAGAAGGTTTGCTGAACTATCATCCGCCAATCGTCTAAAGGTTGGTTCTATCATTGTGAAGGATGATAGGATCATATCGATTGGTTATAATGGAATGCCATCTGGATGGACCAATGAATGTGAGATTGAGAAATTCGATGCCTATGGTCGTTCGGAATATACCACAAAACCAGAAGTTATTCATGCCGAGGCCAATGCAATTGCAAAATTGGCCAAATCGAATGAATCTGGTAAAGATGCTATAATGTTTTTGACCCATGCACCTTGTGTGGAATGTGCTAAGATGATTTATACCGCAGGTATAACTAAAGTATTATATGGTGAAGACTATAAGAATGATGCCGGTGTTGTATTTTTGCAACAATGCAATGTAAAGGTTGACAAATACTCTAAATAGCGGTATAATCGTCCTTTTGAAGGAGGGCCTATGTCTATTAAGATAGTTGGAAGTCCAGATAAAGATTTTACGCCTTACATCCATAGGGCCGCTAAATTCTTTTCAGATAATTTGCTCACAAAGCAAATGCAAGATTACACTACCATAATTGTAAAGTTCAATAAAAAGTTGGATGATTATGGCTCGGCTCAAGTCGAGGGTTACAATTCTAGGAATATGCCTAGAGAATTTTTGATTGAGATAAACCCAAACATTGGTGCTCATCAGATATTAAGAACCTTGGCTCATGAGATGGTCCATGTAAGGCAATTTGCCTATGGTCACACAAATGAAACATTGAGCAAGTGGCACGATTTAAAGATTGATTCGGATGACCTAGATTATTGGGATCATCCATGGGAAATAGAAGCACACGGCATGGAATCAGGTTTGTTAACCAAATTTGCCGTACAAGAAAAACTTTGGGAAGTATTGGCCGATTTTAAGAATCCTGCAAGTCCAATAAGAAAACAGAAAATCAAGTGGAAAAATACCTAAATAAAAGTAACATGCTAAATACATTCACACCCCAAACCACAAATCATACAACGATTGTATGTAATGACCAGCCATGCGAGTATGGAACGGGGGTTGTGGAGTAAGTTAAAGATAAAATCTAAAACTAAAGTTCACAAACCTCACAACGAAAGTTCTGAGGTTTTTTTGTTGTTCCAATACAACAATAGAGTTGACAGAGACCATCGAGTCTGTTATACTCCAACCTGTTCATTAAAAATTTGAAGTAGTTTTGTACCCTCTTCGCCAAGTTGGTAAGGCATCGGATTTTGATTCCGACATGCGGTGGTTCGAGTCCATCAGGGGGTGCCATATAAAAGTACATTAGTTCTAAGGGTTGTTCCGAAGGTAATAATCTCCCGACCATAGGAGTCCTAATGTACTTTTATATGTTAAAGGAGAATGAATATGCCAAGTGTATTTCTTGTAAGTGACACGCATTTTGGACATGCTGGAGTGTGTCGTTTCACTGGTAAAGATGGAGTTACAAAGCTTAGGCCATGGGAAAATCCAGATGAGATGGATGAAGAAATGGTAAAGCGTTGGAACGAAAGAGTAAAGCCAACTGATAAAGTT